CTTTTTTAACCACATTTGGGTTCCTTCATAAATTTTTGTAAGATCAAACCAGTGAATATTAATAAACGAATCTATCGCATATTTAGGACAACACATGATTGATTGGTGACCCGAAGCAAAAATGTAATCATCAAAAATTAGCAATCCATTATCAGCCAAACAGTCAAAAGCATTAACTGCATCACGCAAAACAGACCCACCAGAATGATCTCCATCTATGTAGATAATGTCATACATGTTTTTATTTTGTTTAAAAAACTGATCGCTAGTCATTTTAATAGAAGAAACTTTGTTGGAGTAACTGGATAGTTTATCCTTATATTCATCATAAGCAGTTTCCCAAGTAAACCCCTCTAATCCCGAATAGCCAGTCCAGCTATCTACGTCTGTTAAAGTTGATTTTGAATTAGTTAAAATATTTTCCAATAACCAAACTGAGGCATCTCCAGTAAAAGCACCAATCTGCAAAAAATTTATTTTTTTACCTGCATAGTCAGATAAGTTTTCTTCAAATATTTTTTTAGCACCAGTTTCTACAAACCAGTTAGGGTGGATGCTTTTCATTTTATTTCTTTCTGTGTAAAATAATTAAGAAAATAATTATATCATTAATAGATTATCTTAGTGTTATATTGTTCTTCCCAAAGTTTAATATCTTGGTAATCATTTAGTAGTGGTTGACCTTTTATATTAAGACTGGTGTTTAGCAATACTGGTACCCCAGTTTTTTCATAAAACTTTTTTAGCACAGCGTAGAGGCCAGGATGCTGCTTAGCATTTACTGTCTGTACTCGTGAGGTACCATCTACGTGGACCACAGAGGGGATAAGGTCTGGCTTTAAGCATCTAGGCGTATATTGCATATAAGGGCTTGTATAGTCCATATCGAACCATTCAGAGGCATGTTCTTCCATGACCACTGGGGCGAATGGACGGAACAATTCTCTTTGCTTAATTAGATTAACTTTATCCTTAATGTCTGGATCTCTAGGGTCTGCAAGGATGCTTCTATTGCCAAGTGCTCTTGGACCGTACTCTGCCCTGCCAGCAGCCACTGCACAAATTTTATTTTTAGTTAACTCTTTAAAAATTCTATCTACTGGATACTCATTTCCTAAATCATAGCCAAGGTATGCACCTTGCCAATTCAAATGCTTCCCATACAAAGCAGCAGCAGCACCAAGAGATGAGCCTGCGTCTCCTGGATTTGGCATAATCCAAATATTATCAAAAAGATTCCAGAGTAAAGTATTTGCTTTGCTATTTAAAGCACAGCCGCCCATAAAGACTAAGTTGTATTTTTTAGTTTTGTTAATTGCCATCTTCATAAATTCAATTAGACGATCTTCATATACTTTCTGAACGGCTGCAGCAATATCAAATCTCTCTTCTTCGTAAACTTTACATGGCCAATCAAAGATGCCTTTATGAAAGTTATACCTTTGATCTTTAATGCTAGAAAAATATTTATTTACAAGGTCATAGTATTTATCTGGATTTCCATAGCCTGCCATGCCCATAAGGATGTACTCTTCTTGGTTTGGCTTCAGTCCTATGAGCTGAGTAAAGGCAGAGTAGAATAGTCCAAAGCTAAACGGATAGTTGTCTTTGTGTATTGGAATAATGTCATCGTCTTCTCCTATCCAGATACTAGAAGTATTAAACTCTCCAATGGCATCTATTACTACAATTACTGCATCTTTAAATGGACTTGTGTAATACCCCGCAGCTGCGTGAGAATAGTGATGAGAAAAGTTTTTACGTTTTAGATCTGCAAGCTGAGTGTTTTCAAAAAAAGGCTGCCCCCCACCAAAGCCACCAAACATCTTTAGTCTAAGGTCTTTAAGCCAAGGCTTTTCATAATAGGCAAGGACATCTGGAGATCCATACCTAAGAGCATCTTCTAAAATATCTGGATTATTAAACCAATCATTTTTAATTTTGCTGTATCTTTCAGCATGTCCAGCAAAAAGAATGTTGCCGTCTTCTACTAATGACACTGATGCGTCATGAGTTGTTTCGTTAATCCCAATTATTTTCATTTTGCTCCCCCTCCTGGGTTCGAACCAGGGACCTTAGAGTTAACAGCTCTCTGCTCTGCCGCTGAGCTAAGGAGGATAATCTTACAACTTAAAGTTAGAGTTGGTTGCTCTCCATACAGATGGGGAGTGGTTTTCTTCTACTGCAAGCTTTGTTTCCTCGTCTTCGTAGAGTCTTAAGATATGAATGCATGGATCACCACCATCATCAAATTCTTGTTCCTCTTGAATCGTTAATGGCAGCCCATCGTGAGGATAGCAAATTGCTGGGCCACAAAAATTAAGGTCTAAACCTTCTTGCAACCATTCATCAAAACTTTTTTTATTTGTCATTTATACTCCCCATGGCTTTGTTTGGTAGTTGATCCCTAGTGTCTTTTAAATCTGGAGTGTAGGTTTCTAGATCATAATCAGGTCTCCATTCTGATGGATGGACATCTGAATAAAATCCAACAACGGTAGAACGATTTCCAGAAGTTACTGGATAAACTTCATGGACCAGGTTCTTGCATGGAAAAATAATTAGATCTCTTGCTTTTGGCTTATACTGAATCTCTTGTTCTGGAAACTCAATTTCTCCGCCCTCATAGTCTCCAGTTAAGTAAAGTATAGAGCTATAGTTAACATAGCCAGCATTCTGAGTATCAGTGTGTGGCCCAGAGCCTTGTCCCAAATCCCAAATACCAATTTGACTATCCTGACAAAAAAATTCTTTTGTTAGTCCAAATTCTTTAGAAATTTTTTCTGTTATATTTTTAACCTGTTTAGAAACAAAGGCAAGGGCGTCTACGTGAAAAAGGGGAACTACCTTTACTGTCTTATTATCTTCCCAGGGCACAGTCTCAAATGTTGAAAGTATTCGAAGGCCTTCTTCTTGATCTTCTTCACTAATAAAATTATGTATGATTTTTATGTCTTCTTTTTTTATCATATTTTAATTATACTCCTACGTAGAAAGAATGTCAATTGTTCCAGAGCAGGTTGGAGAGAATTTTATAGCTGCCTTAACTGCTCCCTCTACAATTTTTTCAGGGTTGTCAAAAGACGCAACCCCATACAAATAACCTAAAGCAAAATGAAAGCCAGAGCCTATAGAAAGGTATCCCAAAGAATAATCATTTAAAGACATGTCGGAAGAGCTGTGCTCATAAAGCCTGTCTTTAATTCCAATAACCATCTCTAGCTCTGAATCTTTTGCTGTATCTATCCACCACTCTTCATAAAATTCTCTTAAGTATTTTAAGAATGTGGTGTGCATAAAAATATCTAGATCTTCATCATCATGTGGTTTTGGTGGATTAAAGGTGTAGGCTAATCTCTGCCCCTCCATAGTTCCAGCAAAGCCAATTACATACGGACCAAAGCGATGGACTTTTGGTTTTGTCAAATGCATTATGCTATCTTCAGTAGAAGCTCCACGCTCCCCAGCAATATAAACCTTGTTATTAGCCTTCAGGCCAACTATGCATGTCATGACAAAACCCCTCGTAGATGATTTACTGTATCAGTATACACCATCCAGAGGGGGTCTGTCAACTAGGGTTTAAAGCCTATTTTTTGCCTGATTTCTTATCAACTGTAGCAAAAGCATCGTTGATTTCAGCCATGGTTAGCTTACCATCATCTAGGTAGGCACGTGCTAGCTTCTCAACTACTGCTGCCACTCCTAAGATTCCAGCCATCATTACAGCAGAGATTAGGTCTACGCCTACAACTGCTCCTGCACCCAGGACGGTAAGTCCAGATGCTGCAAATACTGCTACAATCCTAAAGATGATGTTCTTAACTGTGGCCCAGCCACCAGTTACTCCATATTCTTCTTCCATTTTTGGGTTTCCTATCTACTAATTATCTTCTTTTTCATAACGAAAAATCGGAAATGTTACAATCCATACTAATAGGGTAATTAGTATGAGGTTTCCTGTTAGCTCTTTGGCAGAACCTTCCAGGACAAGCCAAGCCACGACCATGCCAAGCAATGTCCATGCCTGATCTATGACGTCCTTAACTAATGCTGTTAAAAATTTCATCTTATGCTCCGTTCCTTATGTTTACTGTTGTTGCTATACCACTTATAGAAATTGCTGATAGTGCAGCTTGCACTGCAACAATTGCTGTAACTACTACCTTTTCTGAATCTTCTCTAACTTGTGGGCTCATGTCTGCCCCCGCATTTCCAAGAAAGTTAACGAGTTCTGTTGCTCCACCAAGTACGTCACCAAGTAGCGGGATGGCTGCTAGGGATTCGTCTAGAACAATATCATCCTGCTGGGCTGCTACAAGTAGGGCTTCAAGAGCCTGATCATACTCCTCAGAGCCTGGCTCTGCTGTTTCAAATATTTCTAGGGCAGCCTCAACAAGAGCTTCTGCCTGAGCTTCTGTAAGATCTGTAGCTACAATTTCTTCTAAGTCTATTTGCATTAGCAGTTCTTCAGAAATTTCTTCTGGAAGTTCCTCAGCAGTAACAATTGGATCTATTGGTCCAGGCTCTTCTGTTTGCTCTGGCTCTGGTAGCGGTTCAGGCTCATTCTCTGTTGGCTCTTCAGTAGGTTCCTCGCTAGGCGTAGGTTCAGGTGCTGACTCTTCCTCAGGTGAAATGGGGGTGGGTTCTGGGCTAGGCTCAACTTGCGGTTCCCTTTCTGGTTCTGGTATAATTGGGTCTATAGGTATTACAGGAGGATTAGGTGAAGGTTCTGGAGAAGGTTTTACAGGTTCTGGGGTTGGCTCTACTGGTGGCTCTGGTTCCTCTGGCTGTGGTGGTGTCGTTGGTTCTGGCGATGGCTCCTCTGACGGTTCTGGTTCTGGGGTTGCTGGTGTGGAGGGCTGTGGCTCTGGTTCAACGGGCGGCTCAGGGGATGGCTCAGGGGTAGGCTCAGGGGTAGGCTCAGGGGTAGGCTCTATTACTGGGTTCTCAACTGGAGGCTCAGTAATTGTTTGAATTTCTAGAGGCTGTACTGGACCGCCCTGTGTGTAACGAACTCCATACCTAGCACCTGCAGGGGCAGCATTACTTACTTGGTAAGTAGGAGTCCAGGTGTAATTAACTGGGTTTACTTCTGCAATCATTCTTATATAGACAGGAGCTCCAGAAGACTGACCCCAAGGTAGGACTTTCCAGTCAACACAAATGGACGTTGATGTTGATCCATATCTTACGTATAAATCATTTTGAGCTGCCCAGGGATGAGTCCCAGTTGCAAAAGCATGGTAGTCCCAGGAAGCTATAGAGATTGATGGAGTTTGAGGGTAATCCCAAAAGGTGTAGTCCCCCTGACCAAAAGTCATTGTTCCTTTTGGACTTACATAAATGTTACCATCATAAACAATGCCACCAAACTCAAGAGGCGTGTTTAAGTTCATCAAGAATGCCTGATCGCCACCGTTGACTTGGTGGGTATCACAAACTGCGTTATTAGCCTGAGCAGCGTCGGCGGCGAGAAAAAGGGGGCCAAACGATATAGCAAAAGCTAAGAAAATTCTAAATTGGGTTTTAATTTTCTTCTCCTTGTTAGCGTTATACTAACAAGATAATTATAACATTTTATTTAATTGAAACTAAAAGTCCCAGTCTTCATCTTCTGTTGCTTCATGTTTTGCAATAACATAACTTGATCCACTGCCGCTAAAAAAGTCATGATTTTCATCTGAATTTGGTGACAATGCCGAAAGTATTGCAGGGTTTACATCGCAAACTTCTTTAGGGAACAATGCATCAAATCCCAAATTCATTAATGCCTTGTTTGCGTTGTAATGCAAAAACTTTTTAACATCATGAGTTAACTCTACCTCATCATAAAGCTCTGCAGTATACTTAATCTCATTTTCATATAGTTCCATTAGCATTGAGTATGCGTAATCCTTCAGCTCTGCTTGGCGTTCTGCAGACTCTTCGTTAAATGCTAGCTGGAACTTATAGCCAATGTAGTAGCCATGTACAGCTTCATCTCTAATAATAAGCCTAATTAGGTCAGCAGTATTGGTTAGCTTTGCCCTGGATGACAAGTACATCGGCCAGTAGAAGCCAGAGTAGAATAAAAAGGACTCTAGCAATGTAGAAGCAATCTTACGCTTTAGCGGATCGTCTCCTCTGTAGTAGCCTAGGACAATCTCTGCTTTCTTCTGTAGGTAGGGGTTATCCTCTGACCACCTAAAGGCATTCTCAATCTCTTCTGTAGACGTTAACGTAGAGAATACGCTTGAGTATGACTTAGCATGTACTGATTCCATAAACGCAATGTTGGTGATAACTGCCTCTTCGTGCTGAGTTCTGGCATCAGGAAGGATGGACATAGATCCTACAGTACCCTGGATTGTGTCAAGCATAGTAAGTCCTGTGAATACACGCATAGTCAGCAGCTTTTCGTTGTCTCTTAGTGTAGACCAGGATTGAATGTCATTAGAGATGGGAACCTTTTCTGGCAACCAGAAGTTTGCTGTTAGTCTATTCCAAACTTCTAGATCAATTGGGTCTTCAATCTTGTTCCAGTTAACTGGTCTTGTTATAGCTGACATGATACGCATCCTTCCATCTCTGTTCCTTCTAGTGCATTTTGTCTAATGCGAATGTAATAAATAGTCTTAATACCTTTTTTCCATGCGTAAATCTGTGCCTTGTTTACATCACGAGTAGTAGCGGTATCTTTAAAGAATAATGTTAGAGATAGTCCCTGGTCAATGTGCTGTGTTGCAGCTGCATAAACATCAATAACTTTTTCTGGACCAATCTCATAAGCATCCTGAAAATATTTACGATTATTGTTTGTTAGGAAAGGAGCTGGGTAATAAACACGACCCAGCTTTCCTTCTTTACGAATTTCAATCTGAGAAGCAATAGGATGAATAGAACTAGTACTATTATTAATGTAGCTAATTGATCCTGTAGGGGGAACTGCTTGTAGGTTCTGGTTATAGATACCGTGCTCCATTACGGAAGCCTTTAGCTCTTCCCAGTCCTTTTTCTTTGGAATCCGAATCTTTGCATCCTTAAATATCTTAGCAACCTTCTCTGTGGCTGGTTCCCATTTCTGCTGGGTATACTTATCAAAGAAAGATCCATCTGCATACTTAGACTTCTTGAATCCATCAAATGGTGACTTAGTCTCAATAGCAATCTTGTTAGATGCTTTTAGAGCGTAGTATAGTACTGTTAAGAAATAGATATTAGTAAAGTCAATTGATTCTTCATCTCCATAGTACATTTCTTCTTTACCAAAATAACCGTGCAAGTTCATCTGACCTAGACCAATAGCACGAGACTTCTTATTGCCTTCAGCAACTGACATGACAGAATCAATATAAGACTGTTCAGAAACAGATGTAAGTGAGCGAATAGCGATTTCAATAGTCTTTTCAAAGTCTGGAGACTCCATAGCCTTGGCAATGTTTAGTGAGCCAAGGTTGCAGGAGATGTCCTTGCCAATATCTTTGTATGACATGTCATTGTTATAAGTAGTTGGGGTGTTTACCTGCAAGATCTCAGAGCAAAGGTTAGACATGTTGATGCGGCCTTCGATTGGGTTCTCTTTATTTACAGTGTCTTCATAAACAATGTATGGGTATCCAGACTCAAACTGAAGCTCTGCAATCTTTTCAAAGAGCTCACGGGCCTTGATCTTGGACTTGCGGATACGTGGGTCATCGACCAGCTGATGATATATCTCTGTAATAGAAACATCGCTCATTGGCTTTCCATATACTCTCTCTACGTCGTATGGTGAGAATAGGTACATGTCTTCATTAGTCTTAGCAAGCTCAATAGTAATGTCTGGAATAACTACCCCCAAACTTAGAGTCTTGATACGAGTCTTCTCGTCAGCATTTTCCTTCTTAGTATCTAAGAATTTCATGATGTCTGGGTGGTGAGCGTTTAGGTAAACAGCTCCTGCACCCTGACGAGCACCTAGCTGGTTGGCGTAGGAGAATGCATCTTCAAGCATTTTCATTACTGGAATAACTCCAGACGACTGATTCTCAATCTTTTTGATTGGTGCACCATGTTCACGAACGTTAGTTAAATTAAGTCCTACGCCACCTCCACGCTTTGATAGCTGCAGTGCTGAGGTTACTGCACGAGCAATTGACTCCATGTTGTCCTCAACACGTAGTAGGAAGCAAGAAACAAACTCTCCACGCTGCTTCTTACCTGCATTTAAAAATGTTGGTGTTGCTGGCTGGAAGCGACCAGATAGAATCTCATCTACTGTATCCTTTGCAATCTGCTCATCGCCACGTGCAAGCATAAGTGCATTCATAACAACACGATCTTCAAAACGTTCTAAGTAGCGTTCACCATCAAAAGTCTTTAGTGCGTATGAAGTATAGAATTTATAAGCACCAACAAAGGTAGGGAACCTAAACCTGTAAGAATAAGTTTGTTTAAATAACTCTTTTACAAATTCTTCTGAATATTGTTTTAAAACAACGTCGTCGTAGTATTCATTCTCTACTAGGTAGTGTAGCTTTTCTTCAATGCTGTGAAAAAATACTGTGTTCTGATTTACATGGTCTAAGAAATATGCTCTAGCTGCTTCTTTATCTTTCTCAAACTGAATCTCTCCATTGGCTCCGTAGAGATTTAGCATTGCGTTTAGTTCGTGATAACTGTAATTATCCATATAGCAGACCTAGCCTTTCTTTTACTTTATTAACATCATCGTCTGTGCCGAATATTTCTACTCTAGCAATAACTGGTACCCCAGTTTTTTGTGCGATTAGCTCTGCGGCTTTGCAGTAGTTATCGCCAAAATTTGTGTTGCCAAATCCTACTACCCCACGTAATAGATTTCTGTTTTCTTCTATGTTAAGAAAACTTTTTACCTGCTTAGGTATTGCGGATCTTTCAGAACCTCCGCCATAAGTTGGAACCATCAGAACGTATTCTTCTTTTACAAAAACTGGTGAAGCAGGGTCCCAGCTTATTGGAATACGGATGGATACATTGTCCATTTTTTCTACAAATCGTTTTGTATTTCCAGAATAGTTAGAAAAGTAGACGATTTGTATAGACATCTATTCTAACTCCTTTTTAAAATTTTAGGATAATAAAAGGGAGGGATTTTCGCCCCTCCCCTTTACTATTTTATAAAATATTACTTTAGAGCAACTCGCTTGCTCTTCTTTACCAGCTTGTTGTACTTCTTAGCTAGCTTATTGTAGTCAGCCTTTAGAGCTGCGTTGTTTGCGTTCAAGATAGCTACCTGAGCAGCTAGGTCTGCAGCTGCAATAGAGAAAGAAACTTCCTTTACTGCCTTTGGCAAACCAGTCACATCTGTAGCGGAAATGTTTGCAAGACCTGCAACAGTGCCAGCAGTAGCAGGAGTGGTAATTACACCCTTGTACAGCTTGTCAGTTGAGTTCCAGGTTAGTGCTGTCTTAACAGTTCCACGAAGAAGTGTTGTTGTAATTGATGCATTCTCAACTGCGTTACCAAATACGTCAGTAGCGGTTGCAGTAAAGTCTACATCTGAACCAAGACCAGCAACAGTTGGGACTGAAGCTGACAGGTTGTATGCAGGACCTGCAAGGCCCTTTAGGTAGTAAGTGGAAGATGATCCACCAGCTGTAACAACTACTGAACCAGCAGTAGTCTTAGTTGTAAATGCATAGAATGTAGCAGTAGTTCCTGAGCCAGTATTGATCTCAACGCTAGCAGTTCCTGCAGAAGCTGAAACCTCAGCACCAACTGCATCCAAAGCTGTTACTAGCTTTGCATCCGCTGCAGTTGCACGAACAGTTGTACCAGTTGGTACTGTAACAACAAACTTAACAGTGTCAGCAAGGTCAACCTTGTTGTCTGATGGAACTGTTGGTGTTGCTGGAGTTGTTGATACCTTAGATGTAGTTGCTACGTCAGTCGATCCAACTGTAACAGCAGCTACGACAGAAGCGTTAGCTGGTCCTGCAATAATCGCTGATGCTACCAGAGCAAAAGCAGAAATAGCAGCTAGGCTAACTTTCTTAAATGAATTCATTTATTTCTCCTTATATTTTTTATTTTTGATTTATATTAAATCAAATCTTTCTAGATATTCCTGCACATCGCTGGGCATAGGCTTATATTGTATCACATTATCGGGCAGGTTGTCAACTTGCTTTGGCCTATCTTTAAAAGTGTGAATTTCAACTTCAAGGTTTTGATCTTTTGGCGTGTGGCTAATGGCCCCAAAAATTGCACCACATACGGCATCCGCTAAGTCTTTTGAAAGTTTTCTTGGGTGGTCAACCCTATTATTTTTCATAATCTTTAATTCAGTTAACTCTTCAAACAATAATTCAATTGCTGGCATAGCTAATCGTTCTTCATACATTAGCATAGCCATATCCTCATAGTGTTTCTTAGCAACAGAGACTGTCTCAGTTCTCATTCCTACAGATTTTAATTCATTCTGAATGTCAAAGGATTGCCAACGGTCAAATGATACCATTCCGATATCAAATCCAATTCTTCTTAGGTTTTGAATCCATTGTTTTACCTCAGAAAGGTTTACTGGACCCTCTATCTTTGGCTCCCAATAAACAACAGCATCTACTATTACCATTGGAACTACTTGCTCATAGTCTTTCATGACTTGAACTGATACCCATTTTTCTACGTGAGCAATTGCAACGGCACACTTGTCGTGTTTCTGTGCAAGGTCAGCATGTACAAAATATTTCTTGTTGGGATCTGGTTTAAACGTATCATCAAATCTTTTGGAAGAGTCTATCGGGTTTCTAATTGTCATGCATGCTCGAACTTTTTCTCTTTGTTTAAAGAATGCATCAGTAGCAAAAGTTGGAACACATGCAAATCTTTGCATAGCATCCCCCATGTCAGTATAAAAAGCTAATTTAAAATCATCAATCTGTCTTGTTGGGTTTACTACCCAGGTAGGACGTTTTAACGCAAAGACGCCTGGATACTTGTATGAAGTGATGGTATCTTCTTCCCATTCAATTTCTAAAGAGTTGCCCTCAGCATCATCTGGTAAATCTGGATTCATAATGAACTTGTGTGTTTTACGAACACTGTCTTTCTCAGCAATAACGGCATCATATTTTTGAGAGATAAAGTCTCCTGGAAAGCGTGGGAAGGATAGCAAAGCCACCTTGCCAAGATCTGGAAAACGGGAGTCTACTGAAGCACGAAACGCTTTATAAATGTTATCCGCAGTTTTGCCTTGATCATTCCCAGTTCCAATTTCAGTAGCAAATCCAGAGATCTCATCAAGTACTGCCAGAATAAGGTTAAGACCTTCGTGTGATTCTCTTTCCGAGTGTCCTGAGTATACTGTGATAGATTTATCAAATTCAATAGACTCAGCTTTGGCGTTAAACTTTCCAGAGAACCAAGGCGACCTTTCAATCTTTGACTTAAAGCCTTTAAAGAATACATTTTTCGCTTGTTGTGCGTTAATCGCAACGTTGATGATATCAATGGCATCACCACCAGGTTTTCCAAAATACCGTGCAGGATCTTTAAGGCATAAAAGTTTATATACAATATAAGAACACGCAACCGTAGAAGTAAAGTCTTTTCCTGAGCCCTTACCCAGCTGTAGAATGACTTCGTTTTTTGTATATTTTTTATAATATCTTCTTCCACTTTCTTCTCCCATCAAATTAATTAAATCTTCTAGCCTATATATCTGACTCATAGCCTCAACAATGTCATACTGAACATCTGAGAGCGGTGGCTGGCCAAGAAAATCTTCACCCTCTACAAACGTTTTTGCATCTACAGGAAGTTCTTCAAAATTGCTGTCTTGCAAAACCTCTAAGAATTCATCAAACATCATTGACAATTGTTAGAACCTCTCGCTCTTTAGACACTGCTGAAAGACGCTTCATAATTTCATTACGAATTTCTGGATATTCTGAAGCTATATCTTTTAAAATTCCAACTAAAATTTCTTGCTTACGCTCAATCTCCAGCATTTCTTCTGCAAGCTCTTTATTCTCTAGCAAGCCTGCCTTTTGTAGCATATCAATTCTTCTTGCTTCTATATCCAGGACAAGCTTAATTGCTGAAGTTTTAGCACTAAGGTTTGCCGTTGTAGTTGCATCGTCAATAACCTCATAGGCTTTGCTGATTAACTTGTTATAGTGGGTGTCTGCTCCAACTAGAGCTTCTTTAGCTCTTGCTCTAATTGCGGCATTGTCTGAAGCCATCTGTCGCCACTCACTAATGTAAGCAACAACCTTCTGCCTAGGGATATCTAGATCTTTTGATATCTGAGTAGGCTCAGCACCTTTTAGATATTCCTCAACTACCCTGTTTACCTTATCTAAGTGCTCAATTAAGTTTTCTTCAGTTGACATTATTTTTACCCCTTTTTATTGGCATTAGTTTAATTCTATCAGCTTTAAAGGATCTCCATGCAGAAACAATATTTTTATCTAACTCAAAACAGTCTATCCAAGTAGAGCCAGTTTCTTTGTTTGTAACTACGCTAAGAAACTTAAACTTGGCTCCGTGCTCTCCATTAATTTTAATGACTTCTCCAGGGACAAGGGTTCTGCTTCCAACCTGCAGCTCATAGGATCTTTCAAACTTAGTTTCTCTTATTGCAGAGGATTTCCTGTTAATCATCTTTTAGATTTCCTTAGCTTAAACTTTGCCAAGTAAACATAGATAGTCTCGACTGTTGCTCCACACTCTTTAGCAATTTCTTCTGGAGTTTTTTTATCAACCCAATATCTTTTTTTAAGCCAGGCTTCACTTGTATATAACTTATTTGGCATTTAAAAGCCTACCTTAATTAAATTATTAATTGCGTAGTGGCCTATAGCAACTGCATCAGCAACATCATTATCAGAAATATCTCTGTCATAGTAGGAATTTACAAAGCGAATTGTTTTTTGCTTTCTTACTTCTCTTTCAATACTTTTTAGTGTTGATGCAGCCTTGTTTGGATTTTGCTTAGCTATTTCAAGTTTTTCTACATTGTCTAATTTTTTATTTCCAATATAATTTTGCCAAGTAATTGGGCTAACAGATCCAAACCTTTTTACCCCAGCAATCCTTGCTGCCCCAAGAAGGCCTCCCTGCACTAAGGCTAAGTCTGCAGCTGTCTTTGGGCTATTCATAAAAACTGTGTGTTCTATTACAATAGCATCAATGTTAAATTTTTCAAGAAAGGCCAATGATTTTCTAGCAGCGTCTCCAACCTTTACGTACGTGTCTGTGCCAGCAAATTTAATTTTTCCAAAAGCTTTTAATTCTTTGTCAGAAAAAATAGCAAATGCAAGACTGTTTGTACTTGCATCTATTGCACAAATATTTGTAGGGTGATTGCTAAGTAAACTAATCTTTACCATTAGACAACCTTTTTATATCTTTTAAAGCAATTGATATATCAACTGGATTAATTAAACATTTACTACAGATTTGATCATCATTATATATTGATAATTGCTGTTCGCAGGTTTTGCATTTTCTAACTTTTCCAGTCCTACGACTAATTCTTGAAAGCTGATACCTTTCTGCAATCTTTTCTTTGGTTGCAGCATCCCTACACCCTGGCGAGCAATATATTTGATAAGAAACAGATGTTTCAAAAGCTTCATCACACCATTGACAGTGTTTCATCCAACGACTCCAAAGATTTAATTTTAATCTCTCCAGAGCCTGCAAGATCACAAGTTGCCCGAATAGGACAAGTCTTACAAATTTTTGAGTTAGACCTATAGTTTTTCTCTGGCAGGGTTTTGTTTTCCCAAGCCTTTCTAACTGTTCTCATCCACTCAAAAGCGTTCTCTACCCACTTAAAAGAATACTCATTTAATTCTACAGGAAAAATCA